CTACATAAGCATCTTGTGACCAATCATAATCACCAAATGTAGCACTCTTAACATATGCACCTTTGATAACCCATTCACTAACGATATCTCCTACTGGACCTAATATGTTAAGGGTTAAATCTTTTTTGTAAAAATCTGAGTAACCGTTTCTACCTGTTACTGATTCATGTCCTAAACGAACCCATTCCATAACTGCCTGGGCACCTGAAGGTGTGATAGGATCGTATAAGTCCATTGAAATATCAGCCCAATCTGCCTTACCCTTTAATTTACGGTAAACGTTAATGTGATCTAATTTGATATCTCCGAAGGTAACACTTGGAGAAGCAGCTTTCTTTATAAGGTAAGATGGAATACCATCGATGTACATTATAAATCTATTCTGAACTTTTGGTTCAAAGGCTGTGTAGAATATTTCATTCGGGTCTAATACTGCCATGTTATATTATTTTATTATAAATATCGTTTGTTTGGTTTTTTATAACTATTAGTTACCTCTATTAAACTTCACCACGACGAGCTTTTTCTAACTCTTTCATAGCTTTCAGGAATTGTTCTTTACCACCTTTTTTGAATGCTAAAGCAGCCAAGCTAGTAAAGTAACCAACTGCCATTACACCGTAAGCTCCGGCTAAAATCTGCATGATTAATCCAGCGTATTCAGAAAACGATTCGTTCATTTTAGTTTTATGAGTTTCGTCTAGTTGAGCTGCTAATTTATCAACTAAATCTTTAACTTCTGGATCTAAAGTTTCTACTTCTTCATGCATTCTTTTTGCTCTGTTTTCAGCAATACCACCACCTTTTTTAGTACCACCTATACCTCCTCCATGTTTTTCACGAAGATCAGCAGCAATCTGTTTAAACGCGTCTTTTAATTCTTCTTTACCGCCTTTTATACCAGTATAAATTAAATTTCCTACCATAGCTGCTGCTGCTGTACCATATCCACCTACAACGATTTGCATGATTAATTGAGCAACATCATCACTTATTAAGTTTTCATTAACTTGAGTTGGTTCACCTTCGTGTTTTTTTGCTGCATTAACTATACCTTGTACCATTTTTTCAGTCTCAGGTTTTAAAGTTGCTTCTTTAAGTGCTTTTTTTGCTTTGTTTTCAGCAATGATTTCTCTTGTTAAGGTTTCAACAAGTTTTTTGGTTAAATTTACTTTTATATTCATTTTTTTATTATTTTAAAATTATTGTCCAAATGTTGCGCCAGTAGGCAAGATGTTAAAGTCTAATATGATGAATTCTGCAGTTTTAGTTGGCTGTAAATAAATAGCACCTACTAACTGATTTCTATCGATTACTTCTGGAGTGTTATTGGTTTCATCCATCACAACTCTAAATGAATATAGACCTTGTCTCTGCTGTACTAATTGCAAGTAAGGATTTACTCTTGCCAAGAAACTATTTCTAGTAGTTTGACTATTTTGTTCGAATACTAAGTTTTCAGCAATTCCGCCAATATATCTCTTCAAGGTAATTAATAATCTTCTAACATTTACTCTATCTAAAGCAGATGGTTTAGATTGTAATGTTTTTTGACCGTATATTACCGTGCCTTGACCTGGGAATGTTGCAATAGGATTAACCTTACCTGCATATAATGTATCTCTTTGAGAAACTGTCAAGCGTCTTTCCGGCTGAATTACTGTTGATAAACCACCTCTTGTTAAACCTGCAGGTGCGAACCATTCTGCTGATACTTTATCGCTGTATTCGTATGCTGCCGGAACTATTGTAGATGCCGGGCAGAAGAATAATTTACCGGTTTCTTGAGATCTTAATTGAACCCAAGGCCAATAAGCTGCACCGTATGATGAATCAATTGATTGTGCCTGAGTAACTGCTGCTGTTAATGCTTGACCATATGCCGTTGTATCAATTACTGCGATAGCATCTCCTCTATTTTGTGTATTTGATAATAAAGTAGAAATTGCGGATGAAGCATTTTGGTAGTTTAATCCCGGTACAGATATTGTTTTATAATCATATTCATCTGCATTAGCAAGTAAGCTTAAAGCAATTGCATAATCCGACGGGAATACACCTTGAATATTTGTACTAGGTGTTACATTAGTTGATGTAGATGATAGAATACTTTCAAAGAAATTAACTGCTGTATTATTTCCATTCATTATTTGACCTACTGCACCTCCGAATGATCCTTGGAAAGAACCTGAACCGTTTGCAGGGATTGATGATGTAAACTGTGGTTGTGGTAATCCTAGAGAATTAAAATAGTTAGGTGTTGGTGCATTTACATTTCTAACTCTAACATATCTACTAATCATCGGATATGAACCGGTAGTTTGTAAATAATAAGCACCAGTTTCATCCTGAATCGGATTCATGATTTGATTACCGATTACATATTCTATGTAGTTATTTTGATTTGGATCTAAAGATAAATTAGTAGTTACTTAACTATTTACCTAATGCATCAGCGAGCTTGCCTGATACCAAGCCGAACACAGCACCAAGGACTGCAGATACTGCAACAATAACTACTGGGTTGTTGGCTGCAAGTACCGTTACCGCAGACTGGCTTTCTGGGACAGTTTGCAGTGCATAAGCTGCCGTTGCCGCATAGCCGTAAACATTAGCTGG